CTCAGGATTCTGTTACCTTCAGAATATCCGGACCAATAACCCCCTGGGAAGCGCCCCAGCATGGTCCGGTTTTGACGTTCAGCCCTCGCGGGTCTAGGATGTCTCCAATCTCCGATAACCTCGCTAATCACATTGTTAACGCATCCCCATACGTTGTGACCGCTTATATCCAGAGATTCCTACCATTCTACCAACAACATCAAGTTTTCCGGCGTCACTAATTATTTTGCACACTAGAAAATACTGTTATATCCCTCGCCCTATGTTATCAACTTAAGCAGTTGATTTCCAATGGCCTTGGCAGCCATGGGTCCATACTTGCTCATCATGGGGCCAAACCATCCTGGTGAGGCCTTGTCGAGCGCACCCACAATTTGTGAAGAGCGCAGATTATGAGCGGAGCCTCCCACTGTGGGGGCAACTAAGCCAGTGGTGGTGAGTCCGACATTGGGAAGCCACTCACACACCAACGTGATTCTGATCCTACAATTCTGCACGTTGTCATCAGGCCCAGTCAAAACGAGCGTGATGGCATTGCGGTCAGTGTAGTCCACCTCCTCGCCAGCACCAGCCCAGGTGGAGTACGCGTCATCCATGTACCCGGGCCTCCACAAGAACTGCAAAGGCTCAGTCCCTGACCCAAACAAGCCACGTTCATTAGCAGCACCAATGAGATTCTGGTAGTTCGTCTGCACTCCATCAATGACATTCGCTGGAGTGTGTAGAACGGCCCAGGTTCCTCCACGGTTCATGATGCTTGTATAGTTCATGACCTCAATACAGGCCCCAAGCGGCCTGAAGGTATTGCCAGGTGTGGAGTCTGAGTTAAAGAAAGATGATCCTGGACCGCTGTACTGGCCGAGGATAGGGGTAAACAAATGAGTGGAGTTTCCACCACTGAGAGCATAGGTAGTATTCGAGGGGAAATAAGAGAAGAACTGTGAGGTCCCAGTCCCAAAAGACACATCAATGTCTGAAACAAACCTAGCAACCATCCCTTTCTGCCCAGGCAAGCCCGAAGCAGATAGATCAGAATTGCAGGGGTCTGAAATATGTTTGGAAATGAGTTCGATATCTCTGGCGAGATCCTTCTTACTCTCAACAAGTGTGCTCGTTCGCACCTTCGGCTTCTTCTGACCCTTCAAGGTCTTAGGCGCCTTCTTGTTCATTTTAGTGTTGGTCATTATATAGTCTAATCAAGTAAATACCTAATGGAATCTGTAGACTGAGAACTTGCGGGAGTCTTTAATAATGTTTTGCGGGGATCAAATGCCCGGAACCGGTTCTCCAGATCGATCTGCTGATCAGGGAGAATGTCAAACGCTTTGTACAACGAAACCCGGGCTATCGTTTCGTCCACGGGATAGAGTCTATTGCTGGTGATATTCCGCCGCCAACCATCCTTGGTCTCCAACAGCCGCTGGACTGCTGCTGCGCGTGATGGGCAACGGAGCATTGCGTGGTACATGTCTCCAAGAACGGGAAGATCCCCATACAGAGACACCCCACACACACCAGTCGCATGTAATACCTCATCACTAGTACACCAGTCCCTTCCGGTAATGGTAATCCAGTCATGGGCTAAGGCTTTATGGATGTTCCTCACCATCATCCACTCATGCTCATTAATCTGGCAAGGACGAGACTGGCAAAATTCTACCTTCTCTATCTCAAACACGGCCTCCTCAACCTCCATCTCAAACCCGAACTGCAAGTGGTGTGCAGGAAGACCCTCCAATAAATGACGGTCATCCTGTTCTAGAAATATGCCACAGTCGTCCCCATCATTGATGAACCGCCACTTGCAATTCAATGAGTCGAGGTAATGGTGTGTGATGGCACACATCAACAACACATTCCCCAACGCTGTGTTCATATCTCCGGATGCCCTGCACCCCTCCACTGTATACCTCACATCCCCATCAACCATGTTTGCGTAGCCAACTTGATTGACTTGCCACTCCAAGAGGAATGCCAAGTAGGGGTCTCTAAAGATCGAGTTGTATACACTATGCTCGTAGCGTAACGCCTCAGGACTGACATGTTGGTCAAATCTGGACGCATCCAAACCTACGAAGCATGGTTTCCTAAACTCATCCCAATAGTGCTTGATGGTTTTAGCTCGTTTGAACATGTTGTCACACTTGAGTACAACATGGTGTCCGAAACATGCATCGATGGCTTTGTAAATCAACTTCTCCGCAGGACGCAAATACCGCCCTATTTCTACATTATATTCTGGTGTGCGGGGCTGAATCAACCTTGGACAAGGGTCAGCTTTCTTTGTACCGTTGTACAGTTCTGCTTTTATGAACGTTTTGAGATACCCATCACTGCGTCTCAAGCCGCGCTTAGCAAGATTCACAACGGCAGACGCGTACCGCCTCTGCTTACACCCTGTGTATGATTGGACAAACTCATCGCGTGTCCACACAGACGGCAAAGATGGCAAGCGTCTCCGCAACTGGGTTCGGAACCAAGACAACTGGTTAAATGATACAACGGGTCTAGGGCAAGGGACAAACCCATCCTTGCTCTTGACAAAATACAAACGCTCAGTAAGAGCACGCAGCACCACGCTAAGTGTGTTATTATAAAAGAAGATGTTCTCAGAAATCTCCTGTGAGAAATACCCAAAAGCACGTCTGGCCTTAACCAATCCGACGCGGGAGGTAACCTTGATCTGAGCATGGGTCAGCCTAACACCAGCCTCACACCCAGCAAGCACCGCGCGGCACCACTATGCAGAATCTACCAAAGGTCCCAACCAATCAAACTGGACCTCTGCTGCTGTTTCAAACCTACTCTTCACAAAAGCCAGTTTGATGGCCAGAGGAGTGATCCTATGCTTCATGGCGGAAGTCACCCCTTCCGGGTAGTTCTTCTCAATCCAATCACACACGATCTTCTCATTGGACCTTGAGTGGCTAGGGAAGCGGAGTGCTCTACGAACCTCCCTACTCATTAGCACTGCACAACGCACGTACTTCTTCTCTGCTACCAGGTCTAGTACGTCCCCCCCCAAATCATCCATATCGATCATGTCTAACACTTTGCTAGCTCTCTTGGATGAAGCATTCCTGATCTCCCTAGAGCGCCTACGCAATCGGTGCCTAAACACCAGTTTGCGCAGCCACACTAGAGTGGTATCACACAGTGCGGACGTCAACAACAAGGTAATGAACGCAATGACACACACAACAATCACTCCGTCCATGGCTCACACTTTGTCGGATGTTACACAGTATCTCTACTGCCTTGCCAGGGTGCCAACCTAAGACAAGGTTTCACTGGATTACTCCGCGTGCCGACCTTCAAAACCGCTTGGGGATAAGCGATAGATGCACCCTACGCAGTGTGCGCGCAACTACGGGCTTCTAGATGGCTAGAGGGCTCATAGGTGGGGACCTACGAG